TTCGTTATTAATAAACGCTTTCGCAATTTCTATAGATACTTTTCTCATAATTCATACCTCCAAGTATGTTTTGTATGTTTCTTGAACCCACAGGGAAGATATAAAAATCTTCCCTTGTTATGTGGATACTCTTCAGTGTGTTAATTCACAGACACACGGAGGTTGTGTCAGTAGTTCTTACTTTTCCCTAGTTTGATTTTTCAGCTATCGCTTACTGGTCAATGTTCAAGAGGAATTTCATACCCTTAAAGAATCTCAGAGAGATTCACCTACGCCCGTTGTTTTCTGATTCACCCACGTTGCGAATCCCTAGCTTTATATTTCACTAGGAGGTAGCACTGTTATATCAACGTTCCACCATGGTGATAGTATCTCAAAATCTATCTCTATTGTCTAATCATATTTCTCTATATATCTGATAGCTAAATGAGAGCATTACCAACAAGACAATTACCAGTTAATATTCAATCTATGGAAGACGACAAAACAAAACCAAAACTCCAAGTAATAAAAAAGGATGATCTAACCATTAAGCAAAGGCAATTCGTTAATGAGATTGTTAAGGGCAAGTTAGGAAGTTATAAAGAGGTCTATGCGAAAGTCTATGATGTCTCTCTAACTAAGCAAGGCAACATACCTAAGTGGTGTGAGGTCGAAAGTTCTAAGTTAGTAGCTAACCCTAAGATATCACTAAGCATACAAAAGGCATTAGAGCGTAAGGAGGTCAGTTCAGTAGCATCTAGCCTTAGAACTAGGAACTATGTCATAGAACAGTTATATAAAGAGTCCAGAGAGTCTGATAGTGATTCAGCACGCATTAGAGCTTTAGAGTTATTAGGAAAAAGTGTAGCCATGTTCACGGATGTAACAGAGCAAAAGGAAACAAGGGATAGCATAGACATAGAGCAAGACATAGAAGAGAAGATCAGTAGGTTATTAGATCAAGCAGATAATTAATTCCAGAGATTAGGGTCAACACCACCCTATTTTTGATCCACTATAACCAGACCCCCTCCCCCCTGTATGTACCCGTCATTCGCAGGACATACATATATAGTGATTTGCACAAACATATAGCTATTTTCCCAATAGGGTACTAATTGCATTTTGCTAGCAGGTAGATATTAGACCCCTACCCCCTATTTTTGTAGAAAAAAGTTGGGTCCCATACCCCCCTTATATTTTTTTTTGTAAATATGTTGACTTTTCATGTGAAGACCTGCAATATTGTAGAATCTGTAGATACATATACCTAGTACATACCAGATATTAGTGCATACCTCTCGTATGTACCTACTATAGGAACTAGATAAGATTTTTTATTTGGTATATAGATTAGTAGGTATATACTAGATATATGAACTCACAAGTTTTATCAAAGATTCAGAATTTATCGCTTGAGGACAAACAAGAATTGCTTGGTCTTTTAGAAGAATTAGACGAAGCCAAAGCCAGAGAGGCTTGTAACGATCATTATTTAAAGTTTGTTTATGAGATGTGGTCTGCTTTTATTCATGGTAAACATCATGAAGTAATGGCGGAAGCCTTTGAGAGAGTTGCCAATGGTGAACTTAAACGTTTAATCATTAATATGCCTCCTCGTCATACAAAATCTGAATTTGCATCTTACCTATTGCCTGCATGGTTTTTAGGAAGATACCCAGACAAGAAGATTATACAGACTGCTCACACTGCTGAGTTAGCTGTAGGGTTTGGGCGAAAGGTCAGAAACCTTGTCAACAGCAAAGATTTTAAAAAAATATTTCCAAACGTCAGTTTGCAGGCTGACTCTAAAGCAGCAGGGCGTTGGAACACTAACAAAGGTGGTGAATATTTCGCTATCGGTGTAGGTGGTGCTGTAACTGGTAAAGGTGCTGACCTGCTCATCATTGATGACCCTCATAGTGAACAGGAAGGGTCAAGCTCTGATACAAATGTTTTTAACCGAACCTACGAGTGGTACACATCAGGTCCTCGTCAGCGTTTACAGCCTAATGGTTCTATTGTCATGGTAATGACAAGATGGCATCAGAAAGACCTCACAGGTCAAGTCGTGGATGCTAGTATCAAAAGAGGTGGTGCAGACCAGTGGGAAGTCATAGAACTTCCTGCAATTTTACCTTCGGGAACTCCTCTATGGTCTGAGTTCTGGAAATTAGAAGAGTTAGAAGCTCTTAAAGCAGAACTACCTGCCTCTAAATGGATGGCTCAATATCAGCAAGACCCTACTGCTGAAGAAGGAGCTTTAGTAAAACGTGAATGGTGGCAAGAATGGGAATACCAAGAACCTCCTCAATGTGAATTTCTTATTCAATCCTGGGATACCGCATTTTTAAAATCAGAACGAGCAGACTACTCAGCGTGTACCACTTGGGGTGTTTTTTATAAAGAGTCTGAAGAAGATGGACAATATGCACCTAATATTATTTTATTAGATGCACACAAAGAGAGATTAGAATTTCCAGAGTTAAAGAAAGTAGCTATGGAGAAATACAATGCCTATAAGCCTGATGCTTTTATTGTTGAAGCAAAAGCAGCAGGGATGCCATTAATATTTGAATTAAGGCAAATGGGTATACCAGTTCAAGAATATACGCCTAGTAGAGGTAATGATAAGATATCAAGGGTTAATGCAGTTTCTGATCTATTCGCATCAGGGATTGTATGGGCACCTCAAACCAGATGGGCGGAAGAAGTTATAGAAGAGTTTGCTGCTTTCCCAAATGCGGAACATGATGATTTAGTTGATAGCAGTACGCAAGCTCTGTTAAGATTTAGACAAGGCGGTTTTGTTCCTCTACACTCAGATGAAGAAGAAGAAGAACTAGAACATAATAAAGTCGCTGATTACTACTAGGAGTTTATATTGGCAATAGAAAGAACACCTGCTACACCTGTAGAAGGTTTAATAGAACAAGACCCAGAAGCAATTAGCATTGCCATAGAAAATCCAGAATCAGTTGCAATAGAAACTGAAGACGGAGGTATGTTAATTGATTTTGATCCACAAGATGAAAAACTTGATTCAGACTTTGGTGATAACTTAGCTACAGTTATAGATGAAACCGATCTAGAAAGAATAGGCTCTGAGCTTATTGCTGCTTTTCAAAACGATAAAGATTCAAGAAAAGATTGGGAAGAAACTTATACAAAGGGCTTAGATCAACTTGGTTTAAAAATTGAAGAGAGAACTCAACCTTGGAACGGAGCTTGCGGTGTATTCCATCCTATGCTCTCTGAGGCGGTAATTAAGTTCCAATCTCAAGCTATATCAGAAATATTCCCTGCCAGTGGTCCAGTTAAGACTAAAATTGTAGGAAAAATTACAGAAGACAAAGCTAAACAAGCTGAAAGAGTAGAAGACTATATGAACTATTTACTGACTTATGAGATGTCAGAATATAGAACAGAGACAGAAAAACTACTATTCTCTTTGCCTTTAGCAGGTTCTGCATTTAGAAAAGTTTATTATGATCCTAATCTAGGAAGACCTAGTGGGATATTTGTTCCATCAGAAGATGTGGTAGTTAATTATGGTGCAAGTGATTTAGAAACTTGTGAACGTGCTACCCACGTTATGCGTAAATCATTTAATGAAATACGCAAAATGCAAGTAAATGGTTTCTATAAAGACATTGAATTGCCTGATCCTACTAATTCATATTCTGATATACAAGAAAAATACAACGAACTTACTGGTGAGAATGTAGGCGACAGATATGATCAACGTCATACATTGCTTGAAATGCAAGTTAATCTTGATTTACCAGGATTTGAAGATACTTTTGATGGCGAGAATACAGGTATTCAATTACCTTATGTTGTAACCATAGATTATGGCAGTGCAACAATATTAAGTATTAGAAGAAACTATTACGAAGATGATAAGCAAAAACAAAGACGTTCTCATTTTGTACATTATCAATACTTACCAGGTTTAGGATTTTATGGGTTTGGTTTAGTTC